ATATTTGAGCAATGGAATTTGATTTGTACAATTCTCTATGATGAAAATGTAATAAATGAAGAAACGCTTTTAAATTGTATTACTATTTCTGGGTTATATGTTGGTCTTTGTGAGATGAGGCCCAGGTTAGGACGGTTTGAAATAGAAAAAGTTTAAATAATGGCTTGGCTTGGCGTGGCGTGGCCAGGCAAGGCATGGCAGGGCAAGGCGAGGCGAGGCACTCTTTACTTATAGGGAGAAGGCATGACGGCACAAATAGCAGAAATCAACACAGATGATCTTAAAAGATATCCTGGATGGAAAAATGCGGAAGATGAAATTATTAAACTCGTTGCTTTAAAAGGATATGATTTTATAATATCCATGGAAAAACTTCATGATTTTATTGAATTAGAAGAACCGACTACTTTGGAAGCTTATAAGAAATATCAGTTTGAATGGCTTGGCAGTGTAGAAAATTTGAAAGATAGCCTTCTCGAAAATCATCAAATTTGTCTCATGAATCTCAGGGGCAAGGGATATATGGTATGTACACCGGACGATCAGGTTAGTAAAGCATACGCCAAAATTATGAGAAAAGTGGGACTTGGAATTAATAAAGCCCTTGCAACCCTTGTCAATGTCAATCAAAGTTTACTGAGCGGCGAAGGTAGTAAAATACGATTAGAAAATCTGGCAAAAATATCTTTTCTTAAACAAACCACAAATAAGAAAGAGCTTAAAAAATGATTTTGCGTATGCCTACAGAAAAAGATAGTTTATTGACTTTAAACGAAGCTTTTTTCAGGTTATCCCGGAACCAAGACTTCAATACCGTGATTGAGTGGCTGGAGCTGGAAAAATTGAGATTGTCTAGAGAAAATATAAGGACGGAAGGAATACAGATACCGTGGAACCAGGGAGCGCTTCAGGCTCTGACTGACCTGTTATTCTATTCCGGCCCGGATGAAGCAACGAACGTTATTAAAAAGTTGAAGAGATAACCAGGAACGGTCTCTACGGAGACGGGCCATAACCGAAACGGTTAATAGCCGGTTCTAAGAGGTAATGATTATGTCATTTCGCGAAGATATTAAATTAGGTAAATGCAGAGCAGACAAGCTTTTTTTGGGTACGAACAAAGGAACGGAAGTAACGACTACTGCGGCAGAATTGAATCAGTTGGATGGCAATATTTTTTCTGATATGACCCCCGGAATTGGCATTTCTGCTGGTACCGGAACAATTTGTGAACATAATGTTACAAAAATCGGTGGGATTTATAAAACCGAAATCTTGATTGATCTGACAGGACTTCACGGTGGCGGTGCTAATGACGATATTCTTGGTGTAGATGTCGGTGCTGCTAATTGTCACATAGGACAGATAACTGCCGCTGTTAATGGCACGATTATAGCCGGTAGAATTGATGTCTTTGAAGACATGGCAGGCGGAGATCCAGATATTGACTTGTATTCTGCTACTGTAGCTACCGGCGCTCAGGATACGCTTGTCACCGCTTTAGATGAAACACAATTGTGCGATTCCGGCGATCTTGCTGCTGGAACCCCTGTATATCTCACTGCATTACCTGCTGCCAATGAATATCTGTATCTGGCTAATGGTATATTTACAGATGCAGCTTATAGTGCCGGGATTATATTAATTACACTTTGGGGTGTATAGGATAACTGGACGTTAGGTTAAACCATGACTTTTGAAACTAAATTAATAGTTAAAGTCTTGCTCAGAGCCATGAAACAGGCTATATCAGGGCTTGAGAAAATATTAAGGGAGGACACACATAAAGTAAAAAACTTATAATAAAATACAGTTCCTGGCCACCTTAACCGCTCGTCAGGAACCAAGCCAACCGCGCATAAGCCCCGTTGGGATTAGAATCTTAAGATGAATCTAATTTTGACGGGGTTTTTTTTGTAACCGATGCGAAAACGATTAGCAGATGCAATCGCTCGCAAGGTTTTTAAATAAGAAGACGGGATAATCCCGCTCTAAAAGGTGAACATAATGGAAGATGCTAACGTGAAATTGCCGAAACAGGTACAAGACCAGAAAGATAAGGCTGACAAGCTTTGGAAGGAACAGCACGGAGAGCAAGATCCTCCGGCTGTAGAAAAACAAGATCCTTCAGAGGAACCGCCTGGAGAGGTTATTCCTCCAGGGCAAGAACCTCCGGCGGAACCTCCTTCTGAGTCACCGGCTACACCACCGTCTGAACCCCCTGTAAGTGCTGAGGTAGACTATCAGCATAAGTTTGATGTCTTACAGGGCAAGTACGATGCTGAAGTTCCCAGGCTTATTGCCGAAAATAGAGATTTACGGGGACACAGTAACGAGCTTGGCCAAATTATTGGCACTCTTCAGACGGAAGTGGAAAAGCTGAAAGAGGGAAGCAAGTCTCCCGAACAGCCAAAAGTTGATACTGGCAAGATTGCGCAGGAATGTCTTTCCGAAGAAGAACTTGAGGAATTACGGGCAACCGTTGACCCTGAAATTCTTGGAAAGATTATAAACAGTGCAGTTCAGAGTCAGATACAGCCTCTTACGCAGAGCATGACAGATGTTCAGAACGGCCAGGCAAGAACGGCAGAGAATAGATTTTGGGATAGGGTTGATGCTATTCCTAACTGGGATGCTATCAACAAAAGTCCTGAATTCAACAACTGGCTGGACAAAAGTGCTCCGTACACTGGCATGACTCACCGGCAGATTTTACAGAAAGCACAAACTGATCTGAACGCAGCAGTAGTTACTGAAATATTTAATGACTTTGCGGTTTCCAAAAGTCCAAGTCCGGGGGTTTCTCCGTCGAAAACAGGGAAGCCTGTGGCTCCAAAGCCTCATATTTCTCCGGCTAAAGGCGCAGGGGCATCTAGTGCTCCTGTGCAGAAAAAAACCTGGACAGTAACACAAGTCAATAAGTTCTACGTTGATGTTCAGAAAGGCAAGTACAGAAACAAAGAAAAAGAACGTAAACAAACAGAACAAGATATCTGGAATGCTCAAAAAGAAGGCAGAATCAAAAGAGAGTAATTCCGGGAAGGAGCTAATTATGGCAAATTATGCCGTGGCATCAGGAATGACAAGTATGTCTGGGACTTATATCCCTAGCCTATAATTTTGGGGATGTAAAACCGCTTCTAAAAAACTGGAACCGGACTTCGGGTGCTGGAACCAGAGGGAACGGCTAAAAAACAACACACGCAGTTCAGGAGATAATCCTATGAAGCGTTTAAGTTGGAAGTACATAGCAGGGCTTGTAGATGGAGAAGGTTGTATCGATGCAAGGTTGTTTAGAGATAAAAGGATAAAAGGTAATCCGTTGTATATTATACCAAGGGCAAGAATAACGTTAACCGAAAATTGTAGCTTTGTTCTTGATATGCTTAAAGAAAATCATGGTGGTCATTTGGGTTACCGGAATCTCAACAAAAAGAATCCTAATTGGCAGAATGCTATTACATGGGATCTTCAGGGAAGAAAATTACGGCCATTTCTCCAAAATATAGCTAATCATATGTATATAAAAAGAGAGCAAGCTCTTTTGGCTATATGGATACAAGATCATCTGAGAAAGCAGGGCATGCAGTTTGCGGAACTCCCGAAACAGTGCGCCAACAAAGAGATGAAAGCTATGAAAGCCGACCCGCAACGACTAAACGAAGCGGCAATCCGTAAGATAAAAAATTGCGAAGGATATCATTTTTGGTCAACGAATCATGATTGTTGCCTTGATTGTGGTACAACAGAAAAACCACATGAGGCTAAGGGTTATTGTTCCGTTTGCTATAAGCGATTTTCGCGTAAAAAAGATACGGATTGATGCGATAGTCTGGCTACCTTTTTAGGTAGTAGGAAATATGGGCGGGGAAGATGGTTGTAAAATTCTATCTTTCGACTGTTTTTGCTGCAATTTCGAACACTGATTATCAAGGTGAGATCACCAAATACGGAGACAAAGTTCATATCCGGGTAGTACCTGATATCACTATCAGTGATTACATTATAGGCCAGGGGTTGAATTATGAGCGTCCCGTGACCTCCGATGTTGAGCTGGATATTGACAAGGGGCATTATTATGCCTTTGCGGTTAACAAGGTTGAGCAAGTTCAGTCAGATTTGGCCTATGTTGAGAAGTGGACGGACGATGCTGGCCAGCAGATGGCGAAAACCATTGACAGTGGCATTCTATCCAATATTTACTCGGAAGCAGATTCTGATAACTCGGGAGCCAGTGCCGGGGCTGAGTCTGGAAATATAAATATGGGCGTAACCGGAACTCCCGCAGCAGTGGACAAAACCAATATCCTGGATTTCCTTGTGGATATGGGGACCGTTCTGGATGAGCAGAATGTTCCAGATACGGCAAGATGGCAGATCATGCCTCCTATTTTTTGTGGCATGGTAAAGAAGAGCGACCTTAAAGACGCCAGCCTTGCAGGAGACGGGACCTCTATTCTTCGGAATGGAAGGATAGGTGCTATTGACAGGTTTACCATTTACCGGAGCAATAACATTGCCAAGAACGGGACGACCCCTGAAGAGTGGAATATGATCTTTGGGCATCCTTCTTGCTTAACCTTTGCTTCCCAGATCGTAAAGCACGAGACCCTGAAGAATCAGGACGACTTCGGAGACTTGATCCGGGGCCTACAGGTCTACGGTTACAAGGTCGTAAACGGCAAAGGCATTGGTCACTTTGTGGCGAAAAAGGGTTAATTGACATGGGCGTCGAGGGACATCCTCCGGCGCTCAATAGGAGACAATAATATGGCAATATACGATGAAACAGTAGGTGGAGCCGCTATCCCCTGGGATAAATTGGCAGATGGTGGCTTTTTCAGGTTGGAGCATACGCTCAATGTGGCAGCGGCTATCGCAAGACACGCAACACCGGCTGCTGCATCGGAATTCGCTATTGACGATATTTTGCAGTTGATAGATTTTCCGGCTGGGTGCGTATTTCTTTATTCCATTTTTAGGACTGTGACGCCGGATGCATCTGCAAGCACATGCAGTTTAGGCGAAGCAGCTGGTACGGAGTTTGACGCAGCCGTGGATTTGACTGCTGCTGCCGGCACTGTAACTGTAGGCGTCGTAGCAGCTGGCGCTGAGGACAACTTCCATTCCGCAGCCAACACGGCTGACCTCAAAATCTTAACAAACGTACTGGCAACAGGTGAATGGGTCTGGTCAATAGTCGGTATTTACGGCGCGTAGACTTTATAAACCTTAAATTCTTGGGCGGGAGATTAGCTTCTCCCGTTCAATTAGCATTAACGGAGACATGTGATGGCAAGGTATTTAAAGAAATTAGGCGAAAATAAGTTGAGACTCTTCGGATGGACCCCTGCTCTGGCTACACGGAAAGACATGATCGAATGTGATAGCCATGGTTTAGTCCTCGGCCCGGCCATGACCGAAAAGGACAAGGCGGACCTCGGATTCAAGGTAGATCCCCTCACAGTATTTAAGGTAGGTATGGAATTTCAGGTAGCAGGTGAAAAAAGGCTGCGAAAGTGGCTTGAGGATAATGTAGCAGACATCAACTTAATGGGCCTTGGGATACAGGATCTAGTTATTGCCAAGTGGCAAAAATGCTTCGGCACAGAGAAAATGCCTGCAAATTGCACTTTCATGATAGCAGGAGATGCCGAGACGGGAGAACCCGTCGAAGAAGACAACAAAGAATATCCGGTCAATATGGATGAGTGAGTGATGAATTATGGCTACCCGTATATCAAACCTGGTCCTTAGAGATAAGTGCGGCAATTTCATAAAGGCCGATCTGGTCTCTGAAGCTCTTAATGAGCTGATTCAGGATGCCCTGATAAGTGCCAATAGGGAGATAATGGCTATTGATGTTGTTCCCCTTGCATGGATGCGTGAAAGCTATAATGAGCTATTTACTAGGGCCTATGCGAATGTCAGCGCTGCTACCAAGGCAAATCCATGCGTTTTAACTGCTGTGTCACACGATACGGGCGTAACCGGCCATGGATTCCAGAATGACGATATTGTGTTTGTTAATGGGTTTAAAGGCATGGACCAGCTTAACCGGCGGGTTTTTAGGCTCAACTGTCCAGATACGACTACCCTGGAACTTTATCAGCTTAATGACCAGAATGCTATCGTTTCTACTGATTATGATACCTATACAGGCGGTGGTAAGATTTACCATTGTGGTGTCAAAATTCCCCACTCAACCATAGAGCCGGCAGCGCCGGTGGTCGCTGATTACCTCTGGACAATTAAGCAAATATTTGCGGCTACCTTCGATATGTATCCTGCTGTTCCGATGACTGAAGAAGTCTCCATTGCAGATCGACGCTATTGGGCCAGCATAGGCAGGCCAAATAAATGGCGATATGAACGGTATGGATACTCACAAATTGATTCTTCTCCTGAGCATTTTCTAATGTTTAGTAATCCGGCAGACAAGCGATATAATATCAATATCCGAGTTGAAAAAACATACCCGGATCTTGATACATGGGATGATAGCACTTACCCGCCTCATCCACCAGAAATTCATGATTGTATATGGCGCAGGGCCTTAGCGAATCTGGGTACAAATGTTGAAAAACAACGTACAGGTAACAAGAGAAGCGAAGAAATAAGTCATGATATTGAAGTATTGCATAGTCAATTTTGGAGTCGGAAAGCGTTTGAGGATGAAAGATTTATCAAGGAATTTTCCCGCAATCTTTTGGGGGCGCTACCGGCACAGGGTCTCAGCGTAAGATTCAACAACCCCGGACTTATCTATGGAGTAAGTTCAAACATTTTTTAGGAGACTAATAAAATGATATCTATAACAACGGCGCAAGAAATAATTGATGATGCGGAAACAATACTGAGCGATACTTTAAACGAGAGATGGTCTGAGTCTGAATTGCTTGCATGGATTAATGCAGGCATGAAAGAGATCAGTCTCATAAAATCAGATGCTTATATAAAAAGTGAGTCGTTTACGCTTGCGGCAGGTACTGTTCAATCTTTACCGGCCGGAGGTTTTCAGTTGATGGCGATAACTCATAATATGGGAATTTCTCCTGGGGAAACTGCTGGCACAATGATAAAACTTACAGACATAAATATTTTAAATGCTTCAGATAGTTCTTGGCATTTAAAGGCACCAAGTGCAATAGTAAAATATTATATGTATGATGAAAGATTCCCGACTCAGTTTTTTGTTTCGCCACCTCAACCTGCGGCTGCTTTTGGATTTGTATGGGGAATATATTGTGCTGTCCCTACTGAAATAGCGATAGATGATGTAATTTTAGTTTCTGATATCTATAGAAATGTACTTCTTGATTACGCTCTTTATAGAGCATATATGAAAGACGCTGATTATACTACAAATAATGTACGATGTGTTGCTCATTATCAAGCATTTACAAATGCACTTGGAGTGAGACGTGAATTAGAACTGAAAGAAGATCCAAATTTAAAGAAAAGACCACTAACAACTGGTGGAGCGACAATGCCAA